TGCTTGCATTTATTAGAGCAAACGCATTAGACACAACGCCCGATAGTTGCATTAGATTTGGTACATTGCAAAACAATGGCGGTGTAGATGATGTTGTAACTGAACGTATGCGTCTTGATAATTATGGGCGCTTGGGCATAGGTAGTACATCACCGAGTTCACTACTACATTTAGCATCGAACGCACCTTATATTACATTTGAAGATGTTGATAACAATCAAGATTGGCAGATACAGGCAACTGCGTGGTTTGCTATTCGTGACCAAACTGCAAACGCAGAACGTATGCGTATTGATAGCTCAGGTAACGTGGGCATAGGGACTACATCACCACAAGTTAAGCTACAAACAACTGTTGCAAACGCTTCTACAGAAGCCATAAGAATTACTAACGATGCAGATGCAGTCAGAACGCATATGCTACCTGCGGAGATACAAGCACATAATTCTAATTTAACACTAAATGCTAACGATGGTGGTTTTGCAACTGTTATTAAAGCGGGTGGCGCAGAACGTATGCGTATTGATAGCGGTGGTATAGACGTTGCTAATGGAACAACATATACAACCACAGGTGACTTCTTAGCTAAAGTACAACAAAACTCTAACGCATCAGGTAAGAACGGCTTATCCGTTATGAATGCTTGGGCAAGTAGCACTTCAACAATATTTGAAGCGGCTATGGGTTGGAATGGTGTAGCGGCAGGTTATTATCCAGTTTTCACAATAGACGGATTAGGTAAAACTACTTGGACAGATAATGCTGGCAATGTTAGAGCTACCATAGATGGCAGTGGGTTAGATGTGTCAGGTGGTATTTCTATAAATAGCTTTACGCCTACTCTAACATTTAATGACTTAAGTGCTACTTCAGACTATGAGATAGAGGTAGACCAAGCTAAAATGAAAATCAAAGCTGGAACTGCGACTAAACTAGAGGTTAACACTTCAGGTATAGATGTAACAGGTGACTTAACTGTATCAAGTACAATAGAAGTTGGTTCACTAACACCTAATCAAGATGGTGCTATTGAAGTTGGTGTTATAGCATTAGGTACACCCGCTATATCATCTACAACTGATTCAACAGGACTAAGAAACCACATTATATTTGATAATCCCAATGGTGCGGTTGGTAAAATAAACACACTAAATTCAAGCACTAGCTATCTTACAAGCTCAGACTATAGACTTAAAACTGATGTGCAAGAAATGACAGGCTCTATTGATAGAGTTAAAGCACTAAGGCCAGTAAACTTTGAATGGGTAGTCGATGGCACTAGAGTAGACGGCTTCTTAGCACATGAGGCACAAGAAGTAGTGCCAGAAGCGGTTGATGGTGAAAAAGATGCAATGCGTGACCAAAAGTATGTTGAGAGTGAAGCAACAGGTGACATATATACTCCTGCCGTAAAAGCAACATATGAAACAATACAAGTTGAGCTAACACCTGCTGTTGAGGCCGTTTATGAAACTGTAACAGTAGAAATAAGCCCTGCCGTTGATGCTGTTTATGAAACAATCACAGTAGAAATAAGCCCTGCTGTTGAAGCTACCTATGACGATGATGGAAATGAGTTAACACCTGCTGTCGAAGCGATAACAGAGGAACAAGAGCAACTTGTTACACCTGCAATTGAAGCGGTAACAGAAGAACGTGAGCAACTTGTTACACCTGCTGTTGAGGCTACTTATGAGGAGCAAGAGCAAGAGCTAACCCCTGCTATTGATGAAGTAATACATAGCTCAGATGTTGAGAAGCCAGATGAACTTGAGGAAGGTCAACTATGGCGCGAAACAACAGAAAAAGTTATGGCAACAAGGCAAGTGCCAGATTATCAAGGTATTGACCAAAGTAAGATAGTGCCGTTGCTAACTTCAGCATTACAAGACGCTATTGCTAAGATTGAAGCATTAGAAACACGCCTAGAAGCATTAGAAGCATAAATGAATAATTTACTAAGCATAACAAAAGACTGGATAATTGGCGACGAGCATAAGTTAGTCGATGGCTGGCAAATTATAAAACCTAATGGCGATGGAAATTATGTAGGTGACAAATTTGACTATGCAGTAACAGCAGTATATTTATTGAACAAGAACAGTACAAAAAGAGCATTGCTTTCGTTGTTGACCAGACGCTGCAGTATCTATTCTGTTACACTTGGTGGAGCCAAGACATTAGTAGTGAAAAGTCAGGGACGTTTCATAGATTTAAATAAACGAGCATGGGTTAATCGTTGCAATCTTGAATGCAGTGAACCTATGTATCAATTTAGATTTAGGCTGGCTTTGCCATACATTGGTTACAAGCTTTTGCTAGGTCGGTATGAGCGATGGCTATTATGGAACAAAATCTCGTAAACGTATTACTAACTGGCGCAAGTATTATGCTAGGTGCAATGCTTAGAACAATATGGACAGGCGTTAAAGACTTAGAACAATCAGATAAAGAAATTAATGACAAACTTACTAAAATAGAAGTTACTGTTGCAGGTAATTATATAAAACGTGCAGAGTTTAATGAAATAGTACAAAGGTTATTTACTAAGCTAGATGCAATAGACCAGAAGCTTGATGCAAAGGTTGATAAATGAGCTTAGGTATTACAGAACTTATTGCAGGTATATTTAAGCCAGCTACGGAACTAATAGACAACTTACATACGTCAAAAGAAGAAAAACTTGAACAGAAGCGACTGTTACTTGAGGTGCAAGGCAGAGCAATGGACAGAGTTCATGAATATAACACAGAATTGCTTATGGGTCAGGCCAAGATAGTAAACAGCGAAGCAAGTTCAGAGCATTGGTTAACAGCTAATTGGAGGCCATTAGTTATGCTTACTTTCACAGGATTAGTTGTAGCACGTTTTCTTGGCTTTGAGGCTGAAGGCATGACAGAGAAAGAATATCAAAGCTTGTGGAACTTAATCACGTTAGGCGTTGGTGGTTACATTGGTGGTAGGTCAGTAGAGAAAGCTATTAAGACATACAAAGGTACAGGCGAGTAAATGCCTTTCAGATTTAGTAAAAGTAGCAAGAACAGATTGCTGGGTGTTGACCCAGACATATTTAAAGTGGCTAGACTTGCAATACAAATTACTAAGGTTGATTTTGGTATACCACTTCATGGTGGTTTGCGTACACAAGCAGAGCAATATGAACTATTTACAGCTGGCTTATCTAAGTGCGATGGATATGAGAAAATCAGTTCGCATCAAACAGGAGAGGCATTAGATGTATATGCTTATGTAAATGGCAAAGCATCTTGGAAAGAGGAGCATTTAGCAATGGTTGCAACGGCAATGCTACAATCAGCAAGTCAGTTAAATGTTTCATTAGAGTGGGGTGGTTTATGGAAATCATTTATTGATATGCCACACTTCCAATTACAAAAAAAGAGGCCACAATTAAGCGACCTCTAAGTTTGCTACAAGGAAATAGGGGATAAAGAAACCTTGTAACATGCTATTAGCATAGAAAGTTAAAACAAGCAAATGGGAAAAACGAATTCAAGTAAAGTAAATTGGTTAGACTTAAAGGAATATTGTATTAACCAACGCGAATTAGAAATAATTACTGCGCGTGCCGCTGATGATACTGTTGATGACACTGCCGCTAAATTTGGTTTGTCTGTTAGAGCTATATTTACAATATCAAGTACAGTTAAAGCAAGAGCGGCACGCAGAGGCCACGCACCAGAACACGATATGATTGCTACTGCGCCAGATGGCTTTCAGGTAAAAGGTGTATCTAGTTATTATAATGCAAGTGGACAGTTAACTGGTCAATGGGTAAAAACTATTGGTGACAAAGAACGACAACATGAGATTATGTTGTTAGCTATTGAGGATACGCATAAAAATTATAAGCCATTTAAGCCAAGCCCTAAAGTTGAGCACACAGATAAAGATTTATTATCATTAATTACGATTACAGATTTTCATTTGGGGATGTACGCATGGGAAGCTGAGACAGGTGACGATTGGGATGTAAATATATCAAAGCGTGTGTTTCTCAATGCAATAGCAGATATGATAGAAGCTTCACCTAAAGCCCATACAGGCTTTCTTTGCCAACTAGGTGATTTCCTGCATTTTGATGGCATTACAGCTGTCACACCTATGTCAGGCCACATACTTGATGCAGATACACGCTATAGTAAGCTTGTAGGGTTGACTATTGAGATAATGACCCAAGCGGTTCATATGATGCTTAAAAAATTTGGTAAGGTTGTTGTAGTTCAGGCAGAAGGCAACCATGATATGTCAGGTAGCATTTGGCTAAGAAAGCATATAAAATACGTATTTAAAGATGATAAAAGAGTTGAAGTGATTGACAATGAATTTCCTTACTACGCTTATTTACATGGTGAGATATTATTAGGGTTTCATCATGGACATAAGAAAAGAATGGCACAACTGCCAAAGCTATTTGCAAGTGAGCCACGTTTTCGTAAGCTATGGGGGCAATCTACACAAGCTTACATACATACTGGACATATGCACCACGAAAGAACAGTGGAGGATGGTGGAGCCGTAGTCGAGCAACACCCGACCTTGTCAACACGAGATTCATATTCCACCGCTGGCGGTTGGACGTCAGCAAGAGGTGCTAAAGTGATTACATATCATTATAAGCTTGGCGAGGTACACCGAACAACCGTGAGGCCACGTTAGCCGCTTGCTTATATTGTAGTTCTAATTTATCACAGATAGCATAAAACTCAGTTGCCTTATCAGCACCATATGTCGTGTATGACGACCAGTTTAATGTCTCAATGAAGTTAAATTTGTTAGTGTAGACATCACGTCTAAACAAATGAAATTTGTATTTTCTGACTTCACCATCGTCGTGTACGCATTCTTGGTTAAGAAAGTAGATGTCCATATATTCGTCTATGTTGTCCATCCAATTCCATGTTTGTATAAAAGGCATTAGTCTATCTCCTTTATATTTGGTTTGTAAGTATTTTTAAACCCTCTTGATTGTATTTTAGTACGACCTTGTATTTTCTGCTTAGGTTTCTGTGATTTCTTGGTCGTTTTTAATAGCGAACGTAATTTCTTACGTGCTAAGCTATCTGCTTTATCTTTAACGATTGCACACTTAATGCAGGTCAATGAGATATTACGCAATTCGTGTTTACCACCTAACGCACGACTGTGTAAGTGTTCTTCTCGGATGTGTTTTGGTTTAAATACTAAGAACTCTTTACAAGTCGCACATAAGCCATTTTGTTCAGCAACTAATTGTCCAAACTGCATTTTAGTTAGTGGTTTAAATTTAACATAGTCGGGATGGTCAGATAGCTTCATAGTCGCCTCTAATTGCTTTGCTAACATCATCTTTTAATATCTTTAACCATTTATGTTGGTCGCGTGTATCTCGCCTTAATATTGCATTGCGATATTTATAACGTGAATAATATGGGTGATTTTTATAATAAGTTACAGTGCCACTTTTATCTTTATATTGTTCAATCATTACGCAAGCTTTCATTTAATTCATGTAATATGCTAGGCGTTAAATCATCACCATACAGATTTATAATCTTAGCCCAGTGCTTTTCTGGTATGCCTTTATTGACATACCATTTTCTAATTGTTTGTTGTTGAGTTTTACAATGTTGACTTAAAGCAGTAGTGCCTCCACATTGTTCTATAATTTGTTTTATTGTATGTTGCATTTTACACTCCTTTCATAATATTTTTGGCATAATCATCAATATCTTCATTTGTCATTAGTTTGTGTTTAGATAATAATTCCCATCTTTCTTTCCATGTCAGGTTTTCAAGTTTCCATTTATATTCGCACCAATAATTAGCCGCGATATCTTCATATGAACATGAGTCATATAAATTGCTATATTTACTACAAGCTTTTGTTATACGTTTATCTTCAAATTCCCACATAAGCGTGTTAAAAAAAACTTCATACATTTCAAAATATAACCAGTCATTCAATTTAGCACAGGTAATACACATCTGTTTATAACTTATTCTTTTCTTCTTCTGTTTTTTTATTTGTCCAGAGCAATCCATTACATGGTTAGTATATGATGGAGGATTGGCCTCAAGTCGCTTGCGTGATTTTTCAATGTACTTCTTGCTAAAAAAGAATTTGGTAAATCGTAATTCAATACAAGCGTGTTCTGCATTATGACGATGACCTAATTTTAGACCTGCTAAATGTCCTGTTTCATGTATTATATTTGCCCAACCAGTGTGTGGTGCAAGTTTGTATGTGTAATAACCTTTTACCTTACTTTTATTGTCACGCCTACCATGAGTACTCAAATCTTCTACAATCCAGCTACTTTTTCTTTTCCTTCTCGTTAAACCAATAGCGTAATCATATGTAGCATTTTCAATTTTATATGGAAATTCTTGATTGAACTCTTTTAACCAAAATGCTTTTATACATTGTACTGCTGTTTTAAAGTCAGCAGGTTCATTAGGTTCACCGAATCTAATTGTAAAACCATTATCCTTCCAAATTTTATTAGTACGTTCATAAACGTTCTTGGCTTCTTGTGAAACTTTCATATTACATCTCCTATAAAATGGCTTAATTGCCTTATGTAATATTTATATAGTAATTTATTTATTCTGTTATGTAAAGCTAAAAAAGATAATTATTTTACTTTACATTATATATATAGTTTGATACTGTAATTTTATTATCAAGCAATTAAGCTACAAAAGGAGATAATATGACTAATAAATTTAATATATGGATAGATACATTTATTAATGAAAAAAATATAGATGTTGAACAGGTATTAGAAATTAATGGCAACAGCGGAATGAATTATATTCCATTAAATTGCTTAATTGACGCTATAAAAAATACATCTAATAATGAACAAAATAATATAAAAAATATGTTAGTAAAAATAGATTTCTATCATAAAGATGTAATACATTATTTCAAACATTTAGCACAAGCTATAGCAATTTAAGGGGATAAAAATGGTAAAGTATCAACCAGCAAATAGTTATTATAATTATAACGAAATAACAAATCATATAGAAATACCACGCGATAATTGGAATAATTTTATAGCCGATTATCATAAATATTATAGTCGTGATGGTAAGTGGTATATATCACATTATAATACAGAAACACATGGAACTGACTTAGTTCCTGTAATAATTACATAACTGCATAAAAATAGGAGATTAAATATGCAATATTCAGAATCAACAAAAAACATAGCACCAGCTGTTACAGCCGCTAGTAATGCTATTACTGGCGCAAAGAAAGATGGTAAAAACCCACATTATAAATCAACATATGCAACACTTAGCTCAGTTATTAATGCGGCTAATAAACCATTAAGTGATAATAATTTAAGCATTATGCAAGAATTAAGTGAAATAACAGACAACCAAATGATTAAAGTTACTACACGATTAACACATACGTCTGGCGAATATTATGAATTAGTAACACCAGCACCATTGAAAAATAAAGACATACACGTGCTAATGAGTACATTCACTTATTGCCGTAGGAATGCAATATCAGCAATGCTCAATATGCCTGTTGAAGATGACGATGGAAATAAATCGCATGATGCAAAAGCAGAAGAACCTGATTTTGATACAGAACCTTTAATGAAAAATATATATCAAGCACAAACTGTAGAAGAATTAGATGCAATAGCTAATACTATAAGACATACAAAAATGCCTAACAATAGCAAATCTACATTGCGAAGTTTATATCTAACAGCAAAACGTACTATGTTAAAAAAAGAAGATAATAATGAAAATACATAATGTAGAACAAGGTAGCCAAGAATGGTTTGAAGCGAGGTGCGGTAATTTTACTGCATCTCGTATTAAAGATATATTAGCTAAAACAAAAAGTGGGTATAGTACATCGCGCAAGAATATGATTGTTAAATTAGCATTAGAGCGCATGACTGGTCATGTCGAACAAAATACATATACTAGCCCTGCAATGCAACGTGGAACAGAGCTAGAAGCTGAAGCAAGAGATTGTTACGCTTTCGAATTTGATTATATAAATATAAAAGAAGTAGGTATGGTGACCCACCCTGATTTTAATTATATAACGTGTTCGCCTGATGGTTTAGTTGATAGTAATGGATTAGTAGAAATTAAATGTCCATCTGCAATGCATAAACACGTTAGCTATTTACAAGAAAATGCACACGCAATTGAATATAAAACACAATTACAGCATCAATTAATGGTAACTAAAAAAGAATGGGTTGACATAGTATCTTATGACCCACGCTTTCCAGTTGGATTACAATTAGCGCGTTGTAGGGTTCTACCAGACTTAGAATATCAAAAATATATGCTTGAAGAAATACATAGTGCCAACAGTGAGGTTGAAGCATTATTGTTGGAACTTAACCAATTACAAGGAGATAAAAATGGTTAATAAAGTAATTTTAATAGGAAATATAGGAAGTGAGCCACAAGTTAGGTCATTTAGTAATGGTAATAAAAACATGAGTTTTTCATTAGCTACAAATGAACGTTGGAAAAATAAATCTGGTGAAACACAAGAAAAAACATATTGGCATAAAATAAGCATATTTAATGAAAATTTAATAAAGCTAATGGAAAATTATGGTGGCATGGGTTCAAAAATATATATTGAAGGCAAGTTAATAACCAGAAAATATAGTACTGATAGCGGTGATAAATATACGACTGAAATTGTATTAGAAAGATATAATGGAGAAATTAAATTGCTTGGTAATAATAATAAAGGTACTGGATTAATTTCATTGCCTGAAAAGCCAATAACAACAGATTATCCATTAGACGATGAAATACCGTTTTAAAGATGGGTCAATATACAATACAAATTAACAGTGAGGTTGAGAGAACAAAAGCTCTTGACCTTACTAAAAGAGCACCAGCTGGCACATATATAACTTGGAAACGTGATAAACGCACCACAAATCAAAATAGCTTGATGTGGGCATTATTAACTATAATTAGCAATCAAGTACGCTGGAATGGTAATGAATGGCATATAAGTGATATTGGTGGTCGTTATAGTCCAGAAAATTGGAAGCAAGTTTTTGCCTCTAGTTTATACAAAACGCAATTTATGCCAGACCTTGATGGCGGTATGATACCATTAAATCCAAGTACGAGCAAAATGACTAAGGAGCAACATAGCGAATTATGTGAATTAATTATAGCGCAAGCCAACAACTGGGGTATTAATATAAAAGATATAGAAAGTGAATAAACTAGTATTACCATTTCCAATTAGCGTTAATGCTATGTATTCAAACCTTGGACGAAGGCGTGTTAAATCTAAAAGATATAGAATATGGCGTGAAAAAGCAGTTGCAACATTACAAATACAATATAACGAAAAATTAATAGATTATAATATAAAGTTAGAAATAGCTTTAAGCCCAAAAGATAAAAGGAAAAGAGATTTAGATAATCATGCTAAAGCAATACAAGATGCATTAACGTCTTTAGTTATTACTGATGATAGTTTAATAAAAGAATTATATATGTATTGGTTGCCTAAATCAAAAAATGGATATGCAAATATAATTATAAAAAAATACAAATAGGAGATAAAATGACTTTACCATATTTTTGTTACTTCCCTAAGGACATGGGGTTTAAAACAATGCATCTTACATTAGCAGAATTCGGTGCATATAATAGATTATTAAGTTTATGTTGGACTACAGCTGGTTGCACAATACCAAATGATATAGATTGGATATCACGAAAATGCTTATGTAGAAATAAAGAAGATATTAATATTTTACAGACAATATTGAATGAATTTTTTATAATAAAAAAGAATAGATATTATAATAAAAGATTATCTGAAGAGTGGATTAAATCAAATGCTAAACATAAAGCGCGAGTTGATGCAGGTAAAAAAGGTGGCATAGCTAAGTCATTGAAAAATAATAATAAAAGTACTAGCAAAGCTATAGCAAAAGATAAGCATAGCTCTAGCAACCATAACCATAACCATAACCATATCCATAACCAGTTTATTATTAGTAATTTTATACCAAAGGAATTAAACAAAAATACTAAAACTTATAAGCTTATTGAAAAGCATATGACAAAAGAAGAATTAGAATTACAGTTGGAAAAGTTTATTTTATATCATACAAATAAAGAAACTAAATCTGATGATTTCAATAGACAATGGAGAGCTTGGTTACAAAATAATATACAATGGAAATTAGAAAAAACAGGAGATAAAAATGTCAAACATAATTCCAATACACTCAAAGAAATTAGCGACCAAAGACGTAATCGAAGGGGAGCGTTGCTTGAACAATATAAGTCTGGTGGGCTGGCCTAGGCAGTTTAATTGTAAGCAAGATGATTTATTAGCAGTAGAACAGAAACAAAATATAATACAAGTTAGAGAACATTATTTGTCATTATTACAGCCTAGTGAACCAACATATATATTAGGCAAGATAGAAATATTAGAATCACGCTATTATCAACGTGATACAAATCCTACTGTACAAGATGAAATTGATAAAGAATGGATTGAGGATTTAATGGAATATCCATCTGATTTAATTGAATTAGCTTGTAATAATTGGCGTAAAAGTAATAATAATTATGCGCCACGTTCAGCTGGTGTTTTGATGGATAGTGTTAAACAAGAATATGTAAGGCGCGTTGTAATGTATCGCAAAGCAGTATCAGTCTTGGAGATTATAAATGCTAATTAATAAAATATATGACGAAGTTAAACGTTGTCCATGGTGGACTATAAGTCAAGTTGCATTTGCATTAAATACAACACCAGCTAGCGTAACAGGTACGTGTAGCGCGGCAGGTACTACATTTAATAAAATTAAAACGTATGAAATACGTAGGTTAAAAGAATATGAAATTAATAGTAAAATGCTACGTGGAATTAAATTATAAAAAGTAAATTATTTACTTTACATATAATATATAGTCTGATATATAATTTATATAGGCAATTAAGCCACCTTGAAAGGAAATAAAATGACTTACAACATAAAACATTATGAAACTATAAAAGGTTCTAGCACCTTAATGAAAGGACTATATGAATCTTTGCTAATTAGTATTAAAAATGGCGCTGACATACAAGATATTGAGCAATTTTTAGATTACAGTATTTTACATACAAATAGACTTAAAGAATTTCTTAATGAAAAGGGCGAATAAAATGAAGTGTAGTAAGTGTAAAACTATAATAGATAATCGTGACGCTAACATTACCGATGGTGTTATTAGTTGTTACGACTGTTACTACGAGCCTATCAGACTTAAAATTAGTTTATTAGATTGGGATTTAGCAACACAACAAGAACGTGCAGAAGCTATTGAAAATGGTAAGACAATGTTGCGTGAATTAGTGCGCTTTATATTATGTGCAAGTGCTACATTTGGTTTTACATTGTTTGCCATAGGATTAGCAGGGTGAATAAATATCTTTACAAGCATAGGAATAAAGCATTATGGTTAATAATATCTATTATGTTATACTATATAATTTAGGAGCAAAAACATGGAACCAGTAGAATTCAAAGCTAAAATGAACGATGTAGGTTATAATTTTGCAAGTTTCGCAAAGCTATGCGGAGTTAATAGAAGCACAATAATTAGGTATTGTCAGGGTGCTTACACACCTATTCCAACAGTATATTGTAACATATTAAACTGGCTGGAAGATGGTCAGCTAAAGGTAAGCAAGCCAAAGTTAAAGTCTAAGGCAAAGCCTAAGAGTAAAGACACACTTGATGACTAAAGAAGTACGCAGATACATCGATTGCGTAGAAATATCAAAAGGCGATGCAGTGGTAATGTTAAATGATGGCAGTTATTTATCTGGTTGTTTTTCGGTAGCTGCCGCAACTACGTCTGGTGATAGAACATATGTAACTATAAGTGCATACATAACTAAT